CCCATTTCCGCCTATATCCCCCAGGACGCCCGGCCCGCCGCGCACCCCGGCCTGGTCATGGTTGGCCAGCCCGTAATTGGGAACTTTGGCGCCATGTATCCCCAGGAGGTCGGCGTGATCGTCGGTTTCCTGGAGAGAGAGGCAACCCGCTGGACCCCCGCCGCCACCATGGCGGTGATCCGCTGGGCGGACGGCCGCACCTCTCGGGAGGCGCTGGACGATATTCACCCCGCCGGGTGGCGCTCCCCCTCTGGCAGCCCCCTGGGCGTGTTCTTTGCCCGATAAATCAATATAGGCCGGGCCGGGCGGCTACTTCCCGGCAGAAAGGAGTACACCGTGAAAAAGCGATTTTATTAGGCCGTTGCCACTATCACAGACGGGTCGCGCGTTTGGGATGTTGTCATATATTCCCGATATGAAAGCCCGGAGGAGGCCCAGCGTGGGATCTCCCGCTTTTCTTCTCATGGGTACAATATCCTGAAAACGTGGATTGAATGACGAACCCCCGGCACCTCGTAGGTGCCGGGGGTTTCTTTACTCTGTATCCGTCTTTCCCCAGTTGGTGATCTGCTCCAGGGCCTCCCGCAGTTTGTCAAACCCGAACATGGCCGCATAGGACACGAACAGGCCCAGGGCCACCGCGCCGGCCACCATGTACCAGGTGACAGCCCAGCCCATGATCTGGCAGGCCGCAAAGAATGACACAAGCGTGACGGCCATGGCCACCACCACCGCCAGGACGTTGGTGGGGATCTTGTCCCATGTGATTTTTTTCAGCACCTGGGTGATAATGTTGGTGATCACGGTCAGGATCAGGGCCGCCAGCAGGATGGCGGACACCGCCAGGGGAATGTACTGCATAATGGTTTCCATGTTTATTTCCTCCTCTGTTTATTTCACAGCCCCGCCCAGTGCCTGCAGCAGCAGGTCCAGGCTGGGGAATGTGTCATAGTTGGCCAGCCAGTATTCCGGCGTATTGATCACGCCGGCGGCCACCAGCGCGGCCACGCCCTCCTGGGGTGTATCCGCCCGCGCCCCGGCCTTTGTGATGGTCTGCGCGGCCTTTTTCAGGAGAATGTCCAGGTATTGGACCTTCCCGGCCTCCGCCGCCTGCGCCCAGTAGTCCGGGGAGTTGATCACGCCCAGGGCCTCCAGTTTGTCGGCCGCCGCCTGGGTCGTGTCCTGGAGCATAAGGACCTGGCCCACCCGGATCAGGTTCTTGTTTTGGATGGCGTTGATCTCCACCAGGGCGTCCACCGTGGTGCCGTATGTATTGGCGATCTTGGAAAGGGTGTCCCCGGCTTTCACGGTGTAGATGGTCGGCCCGCCGGCCTCGCTGGTCCCGCCGCCGGTTTCCGTCGCCTTGCTGGCATAGTCCGGGGTGCCGAACCCGCGAATATATTTCCCGTTCACCTTCATGGTGCGGTAGCCCACGGCGTTGGACTTGTTCCCCTCGATCACGGTGAAGGTGTTCCCGGACACCTTGGTGACGATCCCCACGTGGTCGGCGGAGGCGGTCAGGTCCGTGCTGGCGTAGTTTCCGCCGTCGTCCCAGTTATAAAAAATGTAGTCGCCCATTTTCGGGGTGTATGCGTCGTTTTCCTTCCACGCGCCCAGTTTCTTGAACAGTTCAATATGCTTTTCGCACCCGCACTCCGTTGGGATAATGTCGGTCAGGCCCGCCTTGATGGCCACGGCGGAGGCGTAGGTGCTGCACCATGCGTCCGTGTACTTCACTTTATAGCCCCGGGCCAGGGGCTTGTGGGCGTTGTAAACGTCAATGATCTGTTTGTGGCTCCCGTCGCTTTCCTTGCACCCCAGCCAGGCCACGGCGGTGTCCACGATCTTCTGTCGCAGTTGGTTCTCTGTCATTGGTAAAACCTCCTCATTTAATGCCCGCGTCCGGCGGTTCCTCCCGCTCCGTGGGTGGTTCCACCGGGGCGGCCGTTTGGCCGCTCCCGTTCGTTCTTGCGGCCGCCTGTTTTTCCTTTGTGGTCTTGATCCATCCCATGACCCCGTTTTCAAAACCGCACACGCCGAACACACAGGCGGTCAGGGTGGCCGGCTCGTTCCCAGTGTGCCAGAACACGGCCAGGTCCGCCGCCGTATAGCCCACCAGGATCACGCCCTCCAGGATCAGCACCTTGTCCATGGTCCCCATTTTCTTCTTTGCGGCGGTGGCCAGCCGTGCGGCCGCTGCGTGGTTTCCGCCGGCCAGCCTTGTGGCGGCCCAGCACAAGGAAAAGCCCAGCAGCGCCCCTCCGGCCATGGCGGCCGCCGCGATCAAAAGCGTATTCACTCCCGCGCCTCCCTTACAGAAAATCCGCCGTCGCCATGCACTCCTCATAAATATCCTTGATCCGCCGGGAGGTCAGCACGGTGGTGTTGTTCTCAAAATGCGGGTGGTTCTCACAATATTGCTCATAACTGGTTATGTCCCGCAGGATCTGGTCGAAATGCTCCTTTGTGTGCCGGACCCCGTGGATCGTTTCGTCCCCGAAATGGAGGATCCGGGACCGGCAACTGATCGCGTCCCGTTCCTCCTGGGCCGCTTTCATGGCCACCAGGTCCCGCTCCAGTTGGTCCACCTTGGCGATCACCTCCCCATTGATGGCGCGGCCGATGGCCTTGGCGACGGCGGACCACGGATTGACCTTGATGGGCGCCACCTGGATCAGCGTCATGGCCGCCAGCAGCACCCCGCCGCCGCCCAGCAGGATTTCCTCCAGGCTCATGGTCCCACCCCCTCACCGATGGCCCTGGCGTATTTCTGCCGGACCTCCGCGATCTCCTCCGCGTGGACCACCGCCCCATACTGGGCCAGTTCCATGGCCTGGGCCTGTATGATCACGTTCATGCGGTCAATGACGGCGCACAGGTCTGCGATCATTTTTGTGCTGTCCATGGCCGTCACCTCCTCGCGCCGATCAGATCCGCGATGTGCCGCAGGTCCTCCACCGGGGCCTCGAAAAAGGCATGGCCCCACAGGAAAAAGTCCTCATGCTCCGGGTGCCGGTATTTCTGGCACACGGGATCCTCCCATACCAGATCCCAGCGGTCTTGATAACCTTTGTCCCGCCGCTCCAGTGTGGAGGTGATGGCCATGGTCAGGGCGCCCCGCTCCCGCCCCTGGCCGTCGTCGTCCCTGGCCAGGTGCAGGTGGGCGTTCCGGCTGGTGACGGCGCAGACGGCCGCGCCCTTGTGGATGATCACGCCGTCCACGGCCTCCAGGCGTGTCCTATAGGGGAGATTGACGCGGCCGCCGATCCCCTCCAGCCTCATGCGCTTTTTTACGATGTACGGGATCTTTTCCACGGCTTACACCTCCGCCGCGTCGTCTGCGGCCTCCGTCCATCCATACACGCCCGGCTCCCACACGTTTGCCGCCACGTCACTGATCCAGTGTTTCCCGTTGTGGCTTACCTTGGCCCCCTGGGCATAGGCGTCATGTGCCCCCAGGGGCTGGGACCACTCCGGCCACTCCTCCGCCGGGTCCGAAATGCTCACCCACAGGCTCACCGCCGTGTCCGGCGTCCAGTCGGCTTGACTGGTATGGGCCTGGAGGCATTTATACAGTTTTCCGTCCGTATAGCGCCGGATCTGCCCCGCTGTGTAGTTGACGGGATAGGCCCACGGGGAGAACAAGTCCGCGTGTTCCGCCGCCGTCACGTCGTCAATGTTCCCGGCCTCCGCCATGGTGGTAAATACGATCCCGTTGGTCGTGGCCGTCCGCTCGATCTCCTCCCCAGCGTCCGTCTCCTCCAGGATCACGCTCTCCGCGCCCTCCACGGCCTCCCGGCCCAGGAGGTGGTACACGGTCCCGCCGTAGGCGATCCCCGTCGCCTGGGCCTCCCGGCACAGCACAAAGCACCCGTTTTCTGCCTGCCGCACGTAGGTGGGGGCCTCGGTCATTCCCAGGCTTGTCCCTTCCTTGATGATCTTAAACATGGTCAGCACCTCCATAAATTGCATAAAATAGCCGGTTCAGCCGAAGGACCCGGCCGTGATCGTTGTAGTTCTCATAATAGGCGATCTGGCTGGTCAGCCACTCCCGGACCTGCTGGACGGTCATTTCTCCGGCGTCCACTTTGGCCTTGAACGCCTTTAGTTTCCGCCGCGCCCGTTTCATCCCGTCCCTGTTCCCGTGGGTGATCACCTTCCCGGTGGTCGTCAGGTAGAATTTCACCTTGCAGAACCGGAAGGGCTTGGACAGGGGCACGATCCTGGTTTTGCTCCGGCTCACGGTCAGCCCCATGGCCTCCATGCGCTCGGTCACGGCGTCCCGGATCGCCTCCGCCTGCTCTTTGGTTTCCGCTCCCATGTGGTAGTCGTCCATGTAGTGGGCCGGATCCTCCGCCCGCAGTTGGCAGGCGGTCCAGTTGTCCACGGCGGACGGCAGGGACACCATTTCCATCTGCGACGGCTCCACGCCCAGCGGCATACCCACGCCGCCCGGCACGGAGGCCACCACCATGTCCGCCACGGCCCGGATCTCCAGGTCCAGGATCAGGCGCCGGTGGCGCTCGTAGATCGCGGCGTGTGGTGCGCTCGGGAAGAACTGCTTTAGATCCATAAGGACCATGTAACCCTCCCGGCCGTGTTTCCTGTAATGCTCCCGCATGATCTTCTTTAGTTCCTTGTGGTGGAAGTGGAGGCCCTTTCCTTGCTGGCTGGCCCCGTTCCGGTATATCATACTCGGGGTGTATAGCGGCTCCAGGACTTCCTTGGTCAGGGTCTTGTGGATCTGTCGGTCGTTGATGTGCGGGGCGTCTATGGGCCGGATCTTGCCCCGCTCCCGGAGTATGAAGTGGGCGCCCGGTTTCGGCCGCCACTTCCCGGAAAGCACGTCCCGCCGCCGGCGGGCCGTACCGGAAAACAGGTGCCGCTCAAAGTTTTGCGTGGACTGTTTCCACCTCACGTTGTTGCAGCACTTCTTTCCCCATTTGAACATTTTCCGAAAACTGAACGCCTGTTCAATGCCTCCCAGGGCCTCGCACCTCCGGCGCCTCCTGGCCTCTCGGGCGGCTTTTCGTCTATGGTATCGCGCCTCGCGGCGCTCCTCGCTGGTCATAATAAGTATTCGCGCCTCCGTGCGGTTGTGGTGTAGGTGTGCGTCTAAACCGCATGACCCCGGCACATGAAACAGGGATAGCACAATACCCCGCCATGCAAGCAGCGTCCGTGCCGTGGCCACAAAGGGCGGTTTCGGGCTTTCCGCCCGGGAAGTATCTCTCCTTTCACAAAGGGTCCGGTTCGTTCCCTACTACATTTGGCCCGTTCCCCTCTCGGGGTTGTGAAATCCGGGCGCCACGCCCCAGGAATTGTTCGCGTTCGTGTTGTTGGCATTGCCGTTGTTGTTGAGTAGGCAGAAATTGTTGGAGTTCGTCGCATTGACGGACCGACAGGCCACATTGGCCGCCGTCAATGGGTCCGCCGCCCTGCCTCACGGCACGTTTTTCAGAGATACACCCAAAATGACCTATTTTCTTTTCCTATCGCTTTCCAGAACGGCCCGGATCAGTTCATTTTCCCGGTCGATCTTTTCCCCCAGGCTTTGCGCCATATCATCCAGTTTCTTGGTGGCCTCCGCCGGCGGTATGCTTTTCCCGTCCGGCTTTGTAAAGCACCCCTGCGGGTTCAATGCCAGGATGGTGTAACAGTGTCCCAGGCGCACGTCCAGGGCCATGAGCGCAGCCCGTGCCTCCAGCAGGTGCCCTTTCCGCAGTTCCATGTTTGGCGCCCCTTTCGGAAAAATGCTGTTCGCCTTTTCCGTGTGGTCGATCACCTCACCTGCCAGGTCCGCCACCGGCTCCGCCAGCAGGCGGGCGTACCTGGCGGAAAGTCGGGTCAAAAATGCCACCGTTTCCGTGTAAATGATGTTGGCCAGGTTCACATATTCCGCCTTGCTGGTGGACCGCTTGCTTTTCAGGACAGACACCGCCGCCCCTCCTTTCTGTTGGTGTGTGGTGGGATCCCGCCCACTTCCGTGGGCGGGATTTTCCCCGATTGCTCCGCCGGATTAGGCCGCAAAGCCGGGCGCCACGCCCCAGGAACTGGACGCGTCCGTGGTGCCGGCAATGCCGGTGTAGTGGAGTAGGCAGAAATAGTAGGAGTACGTCGCATAGACGGACCGACAGGCCACATTGGCCGCCGTGCCGGTGGCGTTGTGCTTATAATGCACCTTGCTGTTGCCCGCCTGGTAATAGGCGTATTGCTGCTGGTAGTTCTGCTCCGCGCTGTTGGCGTAGGTACGGGCGCCGTGGTACTCGAACTCCGCCAGTTCAAACAGATAATCCGTGGTGCTGGTCACATAACTGGCCGTGTTGGACCCGCCGCCGGTGTTGTCGCTGTACTTGGTTACGGCTTTCATAACGGCCCGCAGATCGGCCGGCATGGCCGCCAGCAGGGAATTGGACGGCGGGCTGGTGGGTGTTCCCGTGTTGCCCAGCAGGGTCCGGCGGTGGTAACTGTTCGCCCACCCTCCGGTGTTGGTGTTGCTGGTGTTCATGGAGAAGTAGCCGGAGGAGGAAACGCCGCTGCCGTATTGGCTGTCTACCAGGGCCACCTGGGTGCCGCCGATCTTGCCGATCTTGAAGTGGATCCGGTTGTTGCCCTCTCGGGCGGAATTGTGGTTGAACCCGATAATATAGACATTGATCGAGAGGTTGGAAAAATTGGTGTTTCCCACGTTCCCGTTGATGGTGATGGCCTTGGTGTCGCCCACGTCCCAGTAGTTGTCCCCCTGGCCGGCGTCGGAAACGGCCTTGATGGTGGCCCATGAATTGCTGTTCAGGGTGTTGGAGATCGTGGTCACGGTGATGGCCTGGGTGTCGGTCCTGGTCACCCCGCCCTCCGAATATGACACGGTGATCGTGTTGTTTCCCGCCGCCAGGGCGCCGCTGGGGGAATAGGTGTACCCGGACACCGCCGCGCTGCTCCCGTCGTTGTAGTGGGCCGTCACCACCATGCCCGCCGGGTTGAAGGTTTCCCCGGAGAAATAGGCGGTTTTGGTGGGTGGTGTGGTGATCTCAATACTGGCCAGAACCTTGGCCACGGTGATGGCCTGGGTGGTCTGTTTGGTCACGCTGCCCTCCGTGTAGGAAATAGTGATCGTGGTGTTGTTCATGGCCAGGGCGCCGGTGGGGGAGTAGGTGTACCCCGTCACCGCCCGGCTGGTGTCGTCGGTGTAGTAGGCCGTCACCACCATGCCCGCCGGGTTGAAGGTTTCCCCGTAGTTGTACGCTGTTTTGGTGGGCGCCGTGGTCACGGCGATGTGGTCCAGCGTCCGCACGGCCACCGCCACCGTGGCGGTCTTGGTGACGCCCGCCCGGACGTATGTAATGGTTACGGATTGGGTGCCCGCCGCCATGGTTTCCGGGGAGAAGGTGCAGTCCTCGGTCACGTCTGCGGTGGTGTCGTCGGCAAAGGTGGCCGTCACCACCATGCCCGTCGGGTCGAACGCCTCCCCGATGAAATAGGTGGTCTTGGTGGGTTGGGTGGTCACGGCGATCCCGCTCGTGATCATCAGGTCCACCTCGTACAGCAGGGCGCCGCTCACGTTCACCACCTCGGACACGCTTTCCCCGTTCAGTTGGGCGGTCACGGTCCAGTTTCCCACGTTTGGCAGTTCAAACTCCGTGGACCCCGTGCCCTCCAGGGTTGTCACGC